ATAAAATTACTTATCAAAACGTGGTATCAACATATTACGAGTAAATATCATAAAGATATTATAGATGGAAATATATCTTTTTTTTTAAATAAGAATTATGAAGAAGATGTAAAAAACCAAACTGATATTATAAAATATATTAATTTTTTTAAAAAAAATTTCAAACAATTTGAAAAAAAAATTGTGGACGAATTTGTTGGATATATCAAAATTCTTACTCGTCTAAGTTATATGTATTTTAACGCGAAAGATATATAAAAAAATTATATATCATAGTATAATGGATGGATTTTTGACAATTTATAACGACTTGAAAAGGGATTTAATCCTTACGTTTCCAGAGTTGACATATACCTTGAACAAATTAGACGATGATAATGTATATGATTATTGTTTGACTATTTATCCAAATCATTTTTTTGATATTTTATATGAAAAAATGTCCTTGTTTGATGATTCTGTATATTTATTACCAAATATTGATTTTTCCTTGTTGATGAAAGACGAAAAAATAAGTGATAAATCACGTAATACTTTATGGAAATACTTACAACTAATATTATTTTATGTAGTTGAAAAAAATAATCCTATGAAAAATAGTGCTCATGAAAAAATGGAAGAAACGATGGAAAATATGAAAAACATGTTTCAACAAAATGATTTATCAAATACAATTCATAGTATGTTTGGTGACTTGTCTAATAATCCTATGTTTGGTGACTTATCTAATAATCCTATGTTTGGTGACTTGTCTAATAATCCTATGTTTGGTGACTTGTCTAATAATCCTATGGATAAAATGATGAATGGAAAAATAGGAGAAATTGCGAAAGAAATTGCTCAAGAAACTGCCAATGATTTTGGTAATCCCGATGATTTTATGAATAACATTATGAAAGACCCAAGTAAAATGATGGGATTAGTCAAAAATATAGGTTCAAAATTAGAAGGAAAACTAAAAAATAGCAATTTGAAAGAAGAAGATATGATGAAAGAAGCTTCTGATATTATGAGTCAAATGAAAGATATGCCTGGATTAAAAGATATGATGAAAAATATAGATATGAAAGGTATGATGAATAAAATGGAACAAGTACAAAAAAAAAATGATATAAAAGAACGCATGCGAAAAAAAATGCAAAAAAATATGGAACAACGTCAATTAGAAAAAACATCAAATGGAGATTATGTATTTCAAAAAGGTGATTCCCCAAAAAAAACGAAAAGAAAACAAAAAAAGAAATAATAAATATATATAAGAATGTCTTTTTGGATTGATGATCCTACTATTTTATTGAACTCTAAGTATATATTTGATGTATTACCAAATGAACATCAAAGTAACACTCAAAATTTAAATGCTTTATCACGTTTTGTTATATGGATTAGTTTGTTTGGATATATTATTTTAAAAAAAAATATTATTTTGATATTAGGATTTGTTATATTAGGAATGATTGCTATATTTCATTCTTACAAAGAGGGATATGTAGAATATAATTATAGTACTATATCAAAAGATTTATCTACCATAAATCCTTTAGGTAATACATTAATGAGCGATTACAAATACAATACTAATAAAAAGGATTCTATACCAAAATTACCAACTAAATCTAATAAAAGTTATGGAAAAACACCTTCTTTTGAAACGCAGTATGGTGCTGATACAGAACAATCTATAAACGATAAAACCAAAGAATTTATTTATGAACATAACAAAGAGAACGAAAATATAAAGGATTTATTTAAAGATAAAAGTGACCAAATTGAATTTGAACATCAAATGCGACCATTTCATACAACCCCAAATACTACTATACCAAACGACCAATCTGGATTTTTAACTTATTGTTACGGAATTTTACCTAGTGATAAATCTGTTATTTCTTATTAAAAAAAATATTATACTATATAAATTATGTCACAAGTTTTTGATTATACATTTCATCGATTATCTCGAATTGGACAAGACGAAATAAATTATACACAAGATAATATTATGAACAATAACATATCTAACTACAATACTTATAACCCATATTCGAACGATTGTTTAGGTGGTTTAGATTTTGCTGTAAAACAACCTAATGTATTTGTGAATAAATCTACACATCAATTAGGTCCACTGGGTTGTAATGTAAAAGACAACAGTATATTGAAGAAAGGTATTTTAACCAACCCAAATGTAAAACTAACTTTACATGAACGTCCCTACAAAACCGTTCCTTTTTTAGGAAAAGGAAATGTGGATGTATATCAAGAAAATAAAATAAGATTAGGAGACACATTCAAAGAAAAGAAAAGTGTCTCTCAATTCAACGAACAACCTTTTCAAGATATTGCGAATTATCCTATGCAAGAAGATATAAAAAAAAAAATACAAGGAACCAAAATCGAAGCGGACGTGAATCCTTTATGGATGCGTGGTGGAACTGATACACGCATTTTGTATCAAAATGTAGACTATTTTAAAAAAAAATAGTCAGATATATTAATGTCTTCTACACGTAATAAAAATCAAATTTCTGATTACAATGTCAAAAAGCTCGAAAGTGAACGAAATCAGTTATATCGAATGAATGAAACCTATTCTATTCACAATGATACGCGATTTATGGAATTAGGGTCTATTGCCAAAATGAATGGCGAACAATTATCTAAAAATTATGTAGATGTAGAAAGTATGCTAAGAGGAATACGTTCTACCAATTTAGAGGGACCTTCTTTCAAAGTAGAATCCAAGTTTGTATCTTTAGAATCAAAATCTTGGTTTGAAAAACCGACCACAATTCTTCCTGAACAACATATTCATTCTTTGTTAGATCGTCCACTTTTCTTGAATTAGTTTTTATATTTTATTATAATAATAATGGCCTTTACTCGTTTTTCGAATGATATAGCCTTACAACAAAAAAAATTAGAAGAATCCACTTTTACTGGAATATATCATTTAAATACCCCTGGAAATGGATTACACAATTCATATATAAATGACGTTCACATTCGTTTACAAAAATGGGGTGCTAATTTACATAAAAATACAACCAATATAGAAAGTGAACTGAAAAATAGAACGATTCCACTTGGACGAGACACTACTCCTTATAATAAATTCAAATCTAATAGTCCTAATTATAATCAAACTCATTTTTCAATTGATGAAACTCGTACAACTATGCCAGCGTGGAAATTACGTGATGCAGAAAGTTCACGTTATGATTATGTACACTCTAATCCACAAGAACATATTTTTACCCCATTTAAACATAATTTAAATACTCGAATTTTAGAAAAAGATTATTATACAAAAAATAAAAAATAATTTATATTATAATGACAGAAGTAGTTATTGCTACCGTATTATTAGGAAGTGCTTATTTAGTATCTAATCAAAAAAAAAAAGAGAATTTTGAACAACAAATAGAAAAACCTACGATTACAAATGTGTTACAAAATCGAGTGGAGAAAACATCTTTAAATCCAAAAAGAGAACTACTCGTTACCAGCGCGGATAAGCATTTTAATAAGGAAACAAAAAATGATAGTTCATTTACACATAATAATATGACTCCTTTTTATAAAAATAATTCGTATGGTACAAATAATTTTGTTAATGATAATCGTTTAGATACATATACTGGTTCTGGTAGTAATACTATTGTAAAACAAGAAACAGCAACTTTATTTAAACCACAAGATAATCTACAAAATGTCTTTGGTAATCAGAACCAAAATGATTTTTTACAATCACGAGTAAATGAATCTAGACGTCATGCCAATTCTAAACCATGGGAAGAAATACGTGAAGGGCCAGGTGATTTAGGGTTTAATTCTTCGATGCAATATCGAGACCAAACTCAACCCAAAAATGTGGATCAACTCCGTACCTCAAATAATCCTAAATCGGTGTATAATCTAAATTACAAGTCACCAGCATACAAACCAAACCAGTCAGGAAACATTGGAAAGGTAATAAAAAAAACACCTGATACATATCATATGAATGAAGGTTGTGGTGGTGTTGGTCCAGCTCGTGGTATAGAACAATCTACACAAAAACCACTACAAATGTTAACCAATGAAAATCGTGAAAATACCAGTGTTCTTTATTATGGAGTACGTGGTAATAATTCTACTACATCTTATAGTACAAGCAATAACGAAGAAAGTAAAAAACAACAATTACCTACTCAACCATTTACTAATTTATCGTCCAATGGTATTTTTCAAGTATCAGACCATGGAAAAGGAAGTTTTCAATTATTGGAAAACAATCGAACTACAAAACAAGATTATTTTGGTAATATAACTGGACAATTTATATCCAATATAATTTCCCCTATTACAAATCATTTTAAGCAAGAAAAGAAAGTAGTAGAACATCCCAATCAATCAGGATTTATGAGTATCACTAGTAAAAAACCGATGACCAATCCATACCAATCTACACCAACCACCAATCGTGAAATGACTAGTGAATCAAAAGGACATTTGAATGTTCAAGGTCAGTCTAGTAATATATATATTCATTCGAATCCATATATGAATCATACTCAGAGACAAAGTACATCACATTCTATTATGGGTGGTGCAAATGGTACTTCTCAGTTCAAATCTTACGATGCGGAATATAACCAACGTAATATTCAAAAACCATATGAGAATCGGACGGCAAATGGAAATATGAAATTATACAATGGATGTATAAATGCTTCTATAAATGGTCATGAACAATATAATACTCGGTCCAATGCTTTATATATACCTAAAAGCGACACGATTATGGGGGAAATGACGAAGCAAAATCAATCTTATGAATTACCTGCTATGGACAATAGTATATTAAAGGCATTCAAGGAAAACCCATATACACATTCACTTTCTAGTGTAGCCTAATATTGGGGTCTAAATATTTATATAAATCTTTGTACAACTTTTTATAATTATAAGGAATAACTTTGTAATTATGTATAATGATTATTTGGTCATTTTCTTTTTTCAAATGATATATTTTTTTGATAATATTGTTTTCATACTTCGTTTGGAGTAAAAATGGGTCTTTCTTTATAGAATGATATGATTTACCAATGGTATCATCTGGATTCATAATCTCATTGAATATATATTCATACTTATGATTGGGATAATCACTAAAATAACATTTACATGAAAAACTATTAGGTAATATGTTTTTATTCGTACATTTATTTAAGGTATAATATAATACACTCACTTTATCTTTGTGTATATTATAAGTATCTATAGAATGTTCTTTATCGTCTTTAATATGAATAGGTTCTAAGAAATAAAATGCTGGGTCTACAATATAAAATTCCTTGTTAGATTTACAAATAAATAGGGCAACGTGACATAATTCATTCTGTCCTTTTATTCTAAAATGTTCAGGAACAGATGCCACAATTTGTTGACTATCTATGTTATAATTATTTTTCAAGTAACATTTTACAAAATAAGACATAGCAATACAATTTCCCGAATTATACTTTGTAATGGTATCTTTGGATAAATGTGTATTATAATCTATATAAGGGAAAGTTGAAAAACAAATATTATTATAACAATGAATCATTGCTTCTTTTAAAATAGTATCATTTACCTCTTGATATGAAATGTATATATCATTTAATATCATATAAAATAAAGTAATATATTAGTTTAACTATGGATATTTTTGATAAATTCAAAGACAATATACCTCATATATTGTTTTATGGAAATGTGAAAGAAGACATTATAAAACACATCGAACAATATTATCCACCGAAGATGTCTAATAAATATATTATGAAATTATATTGTGGTACCTCGAAAGGTATAAAAAACATAAGAGATGATATAAAATTATTTTCAAAACAACAATTGTCTCCAAATATCTTGTTCAAGAGTATTGTATTATATGATGCGGAATATTTGACGGTAGATGCTCAATATTCTTTGAGACGAAGTATTGAAGTATATAGTCATTCTACTCGTTTTTTTATAATCACCAAAGACAAGGACAAACTATTACAACCAATACGTTCGCGATTTATTTCTGTGTATGTTTCTGGCGATCCTCCTAAAATAAAAGTAGTCAATTCATCTATAAAAAAAATATTAGAAAAGAACAATCCAATTGATATTGTAGTGGAAGAATTATATTCTAATGGAATTTATGCGGATCAATTGCTACTTTTTTTGAAGGATAATGTAGAATGTAACTTTAATTCGTGGAGTAAACAATTCAAGAGCGAACGTTTATGTTTATTTTATTTAGTGTGTCTTTTTCGTAATAATAAAGAAATATAAATATTATTCTTTTTTATGGATGACTTTACTTCAAATATATTGAATGACTCTAAAAATGAATGGTCCATTTTATTGATTAATTTGATTACATCTCATATTATTGATGGGTTTCGTTCTATATTCAATGAAGCTATTCAATTATGTCAAACTAATGATGAACCTGATAAATATTTGATGACATATCAAAATTTATTGTCTCGTATTCCAAATTGGAATCAGACTATTATACAAACTGAAAAAGACCGCATTATTGCAAAGTCAAAGTGTTCCTATTTAGAAGATTTGATTACTTGTGTTCATATTATCCAGTTAAAGTTACTAAGTTGTGTAAGGGTTGGAAGTGAAAATAAAAAAATAAATATAGATATTCCTGATTTTACTTTTTTTTTACATAAAATTTATATCAATATTGCTCGAAAATTGTACTCAAACATTTACTTGTTTGAAATAGACATTACTCCTTTAGAACAACAACGCCGAAATAGAGAATTTGAGTTGCTAGTCCAAACCAGCATTATGAATACCATTCGCGATAATCTTCCAGTGGAAAACTTATTGAGACAATATATTGATGAAACCCAAGAAGTAAATGTCAATAAGGTAGAAACTGTCGTAGAAAATAAACCACTCCCTGAATTAGAACAAGAAAAGGTCGAACCAGTAAATGAAATCAAAATATGCGATAAACCCGTGGATAAACCCATAGATGAAATAAAAATATACGACGAACCTATGGATGAAATCAAACTATGTGATGAACTTGTTGGTTCTGATGTTATCCAAGTAGAAGATTCATCTGAAAAACAAAATAGTATTCGTTTTCATCCTGATATAACTAAAGATGACTTCAAAATAGGTGAAGAAATAAATCTAAACATAGAGGATTTAGAAGAAGACAATATTCATTTAGACATAGAAGAATTATAAATATTTCGTAAAAGAATAATAATTAAAACCTATTATTATTTTAATGGTACCTTATGAATATATTTATATATCTCTTATTATTTCAGTAATTTTTTTTATATGGAAACAATTTTTATATAGATCAAATCCAATAAAAAATCAAAACAAATTATTTTTTAAGGAATCGTTTTATTTGTTTCTTATTATTTTAGGAGTATTTATTCTAAAAGATTATTATATAAAAGTACAAGAACAAAAGACACAAATATTTACAGGAGAACCTTCGTTTTAATCTGTTCATCTATATCTAAGAAGTTTTCTAAGTTATCTTGTTTATAAGAACGAAATGCAATATGGTCAAATTGTTTTTCAGGAATATGTTGATTCACATTTCTGGCTATCATTTTGTATAATTTAAAATCTGGATATCGTTCATCGCCATTTTTTTTGTACAATATATTATTATTATGATCATCATAAACCCATCCGATAATCATATCATAAATTGGAATTTTTCGAAATGTATCTATATCTTTCAAGTCATCTATTATAAAATCAAACATAGAACATGCTAACCGACATAAATCAAAACTATAATTTGGTTCTAATATTGGTTTACGAACATTATAAAAAGGTTCGCAATTATATTGCCCGTTAGCGGTTCCATTTGATGAAAAACTATCACTACAAAGACGAGTGCCTTGATAAGTATAAATAGATCTACCAAAATCAATTAATTTATATAATTTTCCAAATGTGGGTACCTTATAATATTGTCCTTTTATGTTGTAATATAAAAACTCTTCTTCTGTTTCAACATACATAATATTGTTTGTATGTAAATCGTTATGAGTGAACTCAAATACATTTTGATAAACATATAATATAAGCACTATTTGAAATATGGCACTTGTCAATTGTTCGATATTGATATCGTCTGATTCAAATAAACTATCCATTGTATCTACACATTTTTCTAGCATAATATGTTGGCAAGGTATTTTATCAATCACTAATATAAGTTTATCCATAATGCTATCATCGACTGAATAAGTATTACTAGATTGTTCGTCATTGTCTATAGATGATTGTTCATCGTTCGAAGAACATTCGTTGTCGTCATCTTCCTGAGATGAAATACTTTCTGTGTCACTATTATCTTCTTGTTCATCAGAACTTTCGTTAGATAGGTCTTTCTCATGTATTAAATCTATTGCGATTTCTTGTAATTTTTCTTCAACTACTTGAATATCATCATCTAATGTCTCATATTCAACATCTAAAATTTCATCGCTTAATTCAATGGGTGGTTTCTTTAAATTTGAAAATAAATAATGAATATCTTTATCCTTAAATCGAAATGATTTGTTCAATTGTTCATTGAAATAATTTGAATCGCATAAATATTCAAAATCATCCACAATATTTATTTCACAATTTTCTTTTATATCAATGAAACTATTGTATACATTTATACTATGTTTGAAATTTGACAATCTACTAGAAAGCATATAAAAAAAATTATCTACGTAAGCGTAATTGTGTATAGAGTGTATATATTCTTCGTATATATTATTACATTTGTTTTCTTTAGAAGGTAATACACATAATTCATATTTTTTATATTTTCCAATTAATAACTTAACATAATCCACTAAAGGAATTGTTTTCATAAAACAACTATGTTCTTTATTGTCTATGGTTATAATATGATTATTATAGTCTACTTTATATTTATACTCTTCTAATAGAGGATTATAGTTTATTTTGAAATAGTCCAATATAGGATTATAATTTGATTTTTCCAATATAGGATTATAATTTGAGTTTTCCATTATATCTTAATATATACTTTTATCAAGTGTTTTAAACTAATTGCGTCGTTTCACGTATAATCAATTATATTATATTATTATATGACTCTGAATCTTAAAAAGTTTGATATGAAACGTATTACATTTTTAAAAAATGAAAATAAGGGACCAGTGGTGGTATTAATAGGTCGCCGAGACACTGGTAAAAGTTTTTTAGTTCGTGATTTATTATTTCATCACGTAGATATACCTATTGGTACTGTAATATCTGGCACAGAAGCAGGTAATGGTTTTTATTCGTGTCACGTTCCTAAATTATTTATTCACGATGAATACAATACAGGTATCATTGAAAATATTTTAAAAAGGCAAAAAGCAGTCATCAAGCAAGTAAATAAGCAAATCGAAACCTACAAAAAAAGTTCGATTGACGCAAGGGCATTTGTTATACTAGATGATTGTTTATATGACAATGGATGGGCACGTGACAAAATGATGCGTTTATTATTTATGAATGGTAGACACTGGAAGGTTATGCTTATTATTACAATGCAATATCCGTTAGGTATACCACCAACACTAAGAACCAATATTGATTATGTATTCATATTGAGAGAACCTTACATCGCCAATCGAAAACGTATTTATGAAAATTATGCAGGTATGTTTCCTACATTTGAATCCTTTTGTCAAGTAATGGATCAATGTACTGAAAATTATGAATGTTTGGTCATAGACAATAATGTAAAATCAAATCAATTACAAGAACAAATATTTTGGTACCGAGCCGAAAATCACAAGGATTTTAAATTAGGATCCAAAGAATTTTGGGAATTGTCTAAAAATCTCGGTTCAGATGAAGAAGATGATGTATACAATCCAGGCGATTATAAATCAAAAAAAGGTCCTAAAATTAATGTAAAAAAAACGAAGTGGTAAAAAATATAGTATACTTATAATGATAAATATTTTTCATTATTTGTTAGATTTTGTTCTACAAAATAAGATGTATTATTTATTTTATTTATTATTGATACCATTAGCATCTTTTATTTATAATATAATATTACCTGAAAGTATCGGTAATTTTTATACTCATTTCAAAAAAGTTTATTTATATTATATTGTAGTTTGCATTGCCTCATTTAATTTTTTACATATTTTCATAAACTGGTTAGCGTGGAGAGTCATACCACATTTTTATGAATTTATTGTATTGAGTATTTATGATTACATTTATGAAAACTCTTATTGTAATTACGAAAATTTAAATATTACTGAAATCATTATAAAATTATCAAAACTGCCTTTGATTTTACAAGATGCTTTGAAATCATTCAAAGAAGAATTTTGTCATGTCTTTTTTGGATTTATGATAGGAATTTTTTATTTTTATATTAAATTAGGATTAAAATACTTAGTTGTATTTTTAGGATTTTTTGTAGCAATGGTTTCGTTGCAAATTATAAATATAAAACATATTACAGAAATCAATAAAAGAAGGGAAAAATACGAAGACGATACGTTTGAAAAGTTAGGCGAATCTTTAAAAAACATTGGTGTAGTTCAATCGTTTCAAAATATAAACCAAGAAAAATCTATTTTGTATAATATTTTACAAAATTATAACTATGAATATTATAAATCATTAAATTATTCTATTGCTTATGATACTATGACTAAATTAATTAATCTTATTATGGGTATTGTTTTAGGTTATATGATTTGGACGGATTACTTGAATAAAAAGATTAACAAACAATATTTATTCCAATGTTCACAAGTTGTTCTTTTATTTATTACTATGTGTGATTCAATTGGCATTGTATCACGTTCTTTATCAGATAATTTAGGACAAATTTATGATATCAACCATTTTTTCAATAAGGAAATACCAAAAGATTATCATTGTAAAGTAGGTGAACAAACATTTAAAAATGGTGATATTGTATTCAAAGATGTTTACCATAAATACAACCAAACTTATTACTCACTAGAAAATGTCTCGTTCAAAATACAAAAGGGAGAAAAAATCGCAATTGTTGGTGAAAGTGGCTCTGGTAAAACTACCATCATCAAATTATTAATGAAACATAAGACTTTATGTATGGGAACCATTACTATTGGAGGCATAAATATAAATGAGTTGTCTACTAACGAATTGTCGAAACACATCATGTATATTCCACAAAGTCCAAAATTATTTAACCGAACTTTATACGATAATATAGTATATGGATTGAAACGTCCACCTAATAGAACACAAATAATACAAACTTTAGAATCTATGAATATTGACGTATTTACTAAAAAACTTGACCAAAAGGTTGGCCGTGATGGATCTCTATTATCAGGTGGTCAACGACAATTGGTTTGGTTATTACGTTCATTATATCGGATCAAGCCTATTATTATATTGGATGAACCCACCGCATCTTTGGATGAACTCAATAAAAAAATGGTCATTCAAGCCATTAAGCAAATCGGACGTGGTAAAACCATAATTATGATCACACACGATGAAGTAGATGGAGAATTTAAAAAAATAAATTTAAAAAAGGGGTTACAAACGAACGATATGGTAAGCATATGGTAAGCATATGGTAAATATATGGATCATGTGTAATCATAATGATTGTTTTACTTTTTGTCTGATTGACAATTAATTAGACTATTTTTACGAGTTTCTTGGTCTAAACTGGTTAATGGTTCATCAAAAATCAGTATAGATTTATTAGGTTTTAATATACCACGTATCACCATAATTATTTTTTGAATACCTAAAATCTATACCATATTCCAATTAGTGAATATATTATATTCTTCATAATAAATTAACTAATTCGTACAAGTTCCATTCAAATGGTTTGGACTGTCGTATTAACGTCAAATTTGGATACAAATTGGTAGTTTTATTTGTCCATCTCCATTCGCATCCAGCACTTAATAAAACATAGGTATTTATTCCTAAGGTTCCGCATAAATGAGCTAACGATGTATCCGTAGTAATCACACATTGTACTTGTTTCAATATACTAATACTATAGCGAAAGGATTCGTCCGACTGGTCTAATGAATAACTATTTACATTATAATCGTCTAACAATAGTTGTTCTTCTGAAGTAATGTCTTGTGTAATGGTAATCCATTGAATATGGTTACATTCAAACAATGAAACACACTTTGACAATGGAATACTTCTATTATAACATTCATGACTATTATCGCGATTTCCTTTCAAGTTGATAACTATTATAGGTTTGGTTTATAGTGATATATCTACAGGATAACTTGGTAACTCTGGAAAATAATCTATATAAATATCTTTGTAATCTAACTCCAAAGCAAAATGTAAATAAGATACATTACAATGATAATCAAACTTTGTTATTTTACCACGGTCACAAAAAGGGACTACGACAACATTGAGACAATCACGATATATATAATCATATATCCAAAACAAATTATCATAGACTAAAAAAATAATGTTATGATTCGTTTGTGAAATTTGTTTTATAAATCTACTATACATAATATTGTCTCCAATTCCACCAGACATATAATTAATATTGTTTTATGGTTGTCTTCTTTTTGAAAAAATCCCATCGTTTTAGGTTCAATGTTCAAATGGTGTACAATTACTGGATTCATATATATGCTATACATAGGTTGGGTATAATTTTGTTTATTCAACAAAAGCATATCATAATGAAAATAAACTTGTTCCATTATGGATTCGTCAATATTAAAAAAACTTATATAATGATGTAATTTATATTCGTACTCATTCACAATATTCAAATATTGACAAATCGTATTATGTCGAAAATATAACTTAATGGTGAATAAGTTATTCAAATGTCTTTCTTCATATTTATGAGCAAGTGTTTTACTATTTTTATATGATGTATATGACAACTCTTTGTCTCCAATTTCTATAGTATCTAATAAAAGTTTATCGCGATGGTCAGGTTCGCAATACATTAATACATTAATATATTGTATTTTTCGTCTATACATCTTATTATTGATTCTATAAATTCATTTTACCCCATTCTTTGTAATATATACTATATTGTTCTACAAGTATATTTTTTTTATAATCTTCATAAATAACACGTCCAAGGTTCATTTATATTAAGTTGTAAATCTTTTCTTCATTTATATACGATTTATATTGTTGATTTATTTTTCGCTTAATAGCATATCGTTGGTCATTGTATTGATGTATATGTTCGCTAATTGAAATATAGTCTTCGTCGTATTACCGAAGTTTACTTTTTAGTCGTATGTTATCTTCACAATCCCATAAAAGAGTATTGATAGTTTTTAATTCATAAAATAAACTTCGCAAAGGTTCGGTTTCTTTTTTGTGATTCTTCAAAGCATTGTATTCATTTTGTATATTTTTTTTTTCAAATAATCTACACATTTAGATAATTTAATTTCTAAAATAGTTAATTTATCAATTATTTCGCCATAAGAACATGGAACCATCATAATAGTTTTTAGTTGTCAAAATTTTATATTAAAATAAACATGAAATATATATTATGTATACAATATTTATATTTCACCGAGATTATAGAATTTTTACAACTTAGGTCTAAACTATGCTATGAAACATTTTGACCATATTATTCCTATCTTTATATTTACTCCTGAACAAATAAAAAAAAATAAATATATTTCTAATAATAGTTTACAATTTCTTTGTGAATCATTGGAAGAACTTCGTGAACAAATACCTTTATATATTTTCTACGGAGACAATTTGAAGGTGTTAAGTAAAATTAATAAAACCATTCCAATTTCAAACATAGTATTCAATAAAGATTATACACCATATGCTATAGAACGTGACCAAAGTATTGACTCATGGTGTGTGAATAAAAATATAAATTGCGTACAAATAGAAGATTACTTGTTGAGTCCAATCGGTCGTTTCAATAAAACAGACGGTTCTCCTTATATGGTATATACACCGTTCAAAAAAAATGTACTCAAACACTCTATACCTAATTCACAAAATCATCCATTGAAACATTTGATATATCATAAACCACTAGAAAGTATATCTTATTATAGTCCAAATTTAGATTATTATACATATAATCCAGATAACAACGTCAAAGGAGGACGAAAAAATGGATTGAAATATCTTCACAAAAATATATATTATGAAGACCAATTAAGCATCAAAACAACACAATTGTCAGCCTATATCAAATATGGTTGTCTCAGTATACGTGAAGTATATCATCATTTCAAAGATGAAAACTTAAAGGCTCAACTTATATGGCGTGAATTTTATTATTACATCAACTATTATTACCCCAATCTATTAAAAAAATCAGTAGCATTTCAAATGAAATATGATAAAATAAAATGGGTAAATAATAAAAAGCATTTGGAATTGTGGAAACGCGGGGAAACTGGATTTCCAGTGGTAGATGCTTGTATGCGTCAATTAAATAAAACAGGATATATGCATAATCGTGGTCGATTAATTGTCTCTAATTTCTTGAATCGTTTGCTAGGATTAGACTGGAGATTAGGTGAATTATATTTTGCTCAACAATTAATCGATTATGATCCATGTGTCAACAATGGTAATTGGCAATGGGTTTCATCCGTTGGTATTGATACAAAACCATATAGTCAGAGAGTATTTAATCCGTGGTTACAAAGTAAGCGTTTTGATCCGCATTGTATTTATATAAAAGAATGGATTCCTGAATTAAATGATGTTCCTTCTAATGAAATACACCAATGGGACCTACACGGCAATCCAGATATTTACCGTTTACCTATTATAGATTATAGTAAGGCACGTGAACGAAGTCTACAAATGTATCGAACAATTCAATAAAATCATTTTACACATTTGGACTTCAGTTGTGATCTTGACTAAATCGTCTTGAAAATTATCCGCATTAAAATTTTGTACGTTACTTTTTGGTTTAGAATATTTAGACATCATATATAAAATATTTTATCAAAATATTTTATTTATGTAATATTCTCAAAATTTCCTATATATTTAAAACTAATACCAGCATTAATAATTTTATACCCTGAAGAAACAGCTACTTCTTCAAAGAAATCGCCTCTCCCACATTCAATATATTTCCT